AAACTTTCGCTCATCTGTTCATCATCAGTGCGATTGTCTGCTGCTGGTGATAAGTGTCCGCGATCGTATGGATGTCCTTTGTAGTCTTCCAACTGTGCTTCTTTGTCATCATCTACTAATGGATCAGGACCAAAGTTGTTCTTGCGTTTAGCAGGACCTGTGATGTCTGACTTATCTAAATGTTCTACCACATACTCTGCTGTCTTGGTATCATAACGATAATGCAGTGCATAATTACCGTGGCAAACGTATTGTGTGTTTGTAGTAATGCTGCTGATAGGAGCACCTAGTGTTGTGTGTTGTGGACAGTTGTCGTCGATTGGATTTGCAAATGCTGCAAACGGAATTAATGCTATTAAATATAAGAATCTCATCCTTGCCCTCTACTAGGTTTGTAAGAACGCTTTTTACTTTTATTCATACTGCTTAGTTTAATTGAGCTATCAGTACCGCCTTGATTTGTTTTCTTACGAAATTGTTCCGGTTTCCATGTAGCCGATATTAGTTTTGCCATAGTAGCTCTCCTTTAAATATGCTACTATTATTTAGTAAAATTTAGTCATAAAAAAAGAGCCCCTAAGGACTCTTTAGTTCGGACGGCGTATAGCCTATCCCATAGTTTAGAAGTTAAACGACAAGCCAGCACCAAGCGTAGTGTCTTTAGCGTCAAGATTGTATGCGCCTTCGGCATATACATTTAGACCGCCAAATTCAGTGTTAACACCGGCACCTACGTTTTGTGACCAATCACTGTTGTCACCGTTTACAAATGCTGTTACAATACCGTAACCGGCACTTGCTTCATAAGCAGTAGTTTTATTTGAGTCCGCATATGTTGCTACTAGACCTAACAATGCTGCGTTATATGTATAACCAACGTCTGCGCCGTAAGTTAGATCATGACTAACGTTGTTATAGTCAACTGCTAGAGTAACATCGGCACCAGCTGCTGCTGTTGAAACAGATGCCTGTGTGTTAGCAATATCACTTACATCAGTAGTTACATCAGTAAAGCCGACCATAAATGCTACGTTGCCAAAATCAGCCATCACACTGTCGTTTGTTGCTGGATCAGCAAGTGTGTCGTCACCAACAATCTCTAGACCAGCGCCTGGGAACAAGTCACCTTGATCACCGATTGATACAGTTGTAGTACCAACTGTGGTACCTAGCTGCCATCCGTCAAGAGCAAAAGTTGCTCCGTCTACAGACTCAATATCAAAACTACCAAACGCAAGACCGCCTGCGCTAACACCCATTCCTAGTGTTGTAGTTGCGATATAATCGCCTGCTGAGTTCTCAGTAAATTCAACACCAACTGATCCACCTAGATCAGCAGCATTAGCAGCACCAGCAAAAGCCACGGCTGCGATAGTTGTAATAAATACATTACGCATATTTTTAGTTCCTTTTTTAATATGTACATATAGTAAAGGGCAAGTTCGACGCTTGCCCTTTCACTATTATAGTTATAACATCAAATACACACTTGTCTATCGTTTAGAACGGTTTTTAGGGGTGTTGTCAAATTCTGTTAAAATAGTGTGTGATTTAAGTAACACTTCTAGATTGTTAGACAGATTTGCTACAAGTACTTTTACATATAGGATCTGCATGGCGTTTACTTGCCCAATGTGGTTTGTTAAAATGTTCTTTAAATGCAGCATGATTGAATATATCTGTTGCACTATGATGATCTAAACTGTTCCAGTTCTCATCTAGAGTTTTTAAATAATCACTTTCCTCTGGGTTTGTACAAACCCAACAACAAGGCCATAGCTTGTTATCAAAACTAACAATTGTTGTACGTGTACGACATACTATTTTATCTTTTTTTTTCATAATTTTCTACAAACTTGTTATAACGTTTTATACGTTTTGAATCGGTTATTTGATATTCCCAATCTCTATCATTTAATTTAAATTTTAACATTATGTTATATTTATTTGCTAGTTCTGCAGCAGTTTCTAATTGATCAAGATTATATGTAAATGCTATAAAATCCCATACACATGTATTTTTATAACAAGTTTCAGAAAACGCAATCATGTTATTCCATGCTTTTTTAAAATCAACACCAATTCTATATTTAGAATTTGTTTCAGCATCTATTCCATCAATGCTAAATATTATTGTTAATTTTGCACTATGGTATTTTTCTCCTAATTTTCTGTACCAGCTAGAATCTCTTAACCCGCCATTAGTACTGATTGCGACATAAAGATTATTAGTTATTAAAAATTCAATTATATTTTCAATGTCTGGATGCATCATTGGATCGCCGTAATCACCACAGAGATTTATTATCTCTAATCTAGGATTTGCCTTTCTTATATCTAAAACTGTTTTTTTTAATTTTTCAAAAGGAAAATGTTTTAACGGCAACCAATCAACTTTTTTTAAAGTTATAGGATCTGTCCTACCACACAACGGACACGATGCTTGACAATATGTAGTTAAACTAATTTCTGTATGACGTATTTTATCCCAATTCAACGTTTTAGCCATTCTATAAATTGATCAGCACCTTTGCTAACATTTTCTTCCCAGTGCGCTGCTGCGTTCTCGTCAGCAAAATCACTAGCATACTTAACACATGTGAAGCTTGTTTTGAAACGTTTACAGGCTTTAGCTAAAGCATATGCCTCCATGTCGACTAAGTCAGTTACTAGTTCGGGTGTACTTGTAACAAAGTTATCGCCTGTGCTTAATGTAATATTACTGTTGCTTAACACTATGCCAGCGTTTAACTCACTGTTTTCAAATGGAGTAGAGCCTAGTGGTGCTTGAGGACGAGCATCCATATCACGTTGATATACTGTGCCTACTTCTAACAGTTGTCCTGCTAGTTCGGGCTTTAATGTTCCTGCTGTTCCGTAATTGATAAAAGAAGATTGAGAGGAGTTTGATAATATACTTGTAGCAACTATAGCAGCATTAACTTTGCCAACTCCAGTATAAACTATTTCGTATTTTCCGGGTATGTTCTCGTAAAAGAACTTGCGCGGTAGCTCTGACTCTAACGCAACTAATACATAAATCATCGAGTGTCTCCGTGTGTAAATGGCACTTCTGTTGCTACGCAGTACCCGCGCCCACATACCCTTAGGCTGCTAAGTTATAATTGTTATTTGCAATTATAGTTTTCTTCGCGATACGGCGCTTAGATCCCGGTAACTCCACTCTTCTATCCTGCCTGTCTATCCTATTCAGCCCCATCATAAAGACATTTTTCGCCGCAGTGAGTACAATATAATTTTGTTGGCTTCCAGTCTTCCATGGTCGCAACTGACCACCACCCTTTACAATGAGTGCAAACTAAATGCCATATTATCTCTCTGCTTCGTTCCATTAATGTCCTTATGGTGGAGCTGCCGGGATTCGCACCCGGGTCCAGCTCAGTCGTCAAATTGCTTCAACATTACATACTATTTATAACACGGTTAGAGGAAGATGTCAAGTTCTTTTTCTGTAGTTTCTTTTAATTTTTCTTCAGGATTTTTGATAGGTTCTAGCCATGTGTCAGCAATATATGCTCTAGGACTTGGGCCATAACCACTAGACAAATCATCTGCTTCAATCCACCAGAAGTGATCATGAACAGGTGCTTGACAGGGCATACCTCGAAACTGAAACATTTCTCTTGCTTCAAACTTACCAATATACTCTACAACTTTTACAATGCGTCCGATGTTCTCTGGACGCACTGAATGTATAATATGGGCAACATCGCCTTCTTTACACTTCATTGAATCTCTCTACTATTTGAATTGAGTGTTTACATTTTCCGTGAAAGTTAAATCCAGTACACGAACAGCTAAACCCCTGCTCTGTAAGGGTAACTACGTATTCACTATCTTTCTTACTGCCTGCGACACTCCATTCAGTGCCTGCCAAGAAGTGACGTTTAAAGTTCCAGTCTTCTGGTTTCAAGTAGCGTTTAGCGTAGCGTTTCATAGTCACCCTCTTGCGCTGTGTTTACTACTTAGTTATACACTACCATTTAAGCATTGTCAAGAGACTTTTTTGACTTTTAACTGCTGCTCTAATACGTCTTATCTTAGGAATAGTATTAGTGTTGCCTACTTCGTACGCTTTGTTAAATTCTTTTTGTAGTATACTGTCTAAATAATCTAGGTCTTGTTCGTTAAGTTCGTTAATCTTGCTGGTAACCATTTTTTCTACTCCATGCTTCCTCGAAGCCTTCTAGATGGATGCTCGCCTCGTGGTTTCCCCAGAGACGGTTAAAATAACTTTCTTCTACTTTACGGATGTCTGACAGTGACCAGCTGTCCGGAATAAGATGTCCCTTCACTTGCCAGAAGAGTTGATTGGCCCATTTGAGTTCTATTTGCGTCATAACGTATTTACATGATTGTTACATGTTGAGCGCTAACATTAATACTACTCGTCGTTAGAATTAGCTTCTGCAACTGCTTCTTTTTGTTTTCTTCGTTTACCATAAAACCCACCAGTGTATTCAATTTCTTCACTTCTTGCACCAGGGGTAAATGTTGTAACTGTGCCACCTTTATTTAAAAATTCTTGTATTAAACTTTCGGGGGTATTATGGCGCTGGCGGCCAACAGGGTTCATTGTCATATAATTTCCTTATTAATGTTTAAATGATTGTACGGTAATATCGAGTAATTCGTCTAACGTTAAATGTGAATGTTCCGGAGATAAACGTATCGGTGCACGTACTTCGTTATCATCATTATCGTGTTGAAGATCAAAGAATATAAGCAAATCATCTTCACGTAAATCGTGATTAAGTTGTTGTGCTGCCCATATTGCACTTATCAATAATATGTTTACTGTTATTGCCTTGTTGCTTATTTTATTTTTATGTATATATCGTAAAGCCTTTTTTTTCACACTACCGTAATAGTTTGTTCTTTTGGCTATCTTTTTTAGATAAAGTGTATTGTCTTTGTCCATTAATTACCTGCTGCTAGTTCGTCCATTATAAAATAAAGTAGACTTCCTCCAGGAGCAAGTGCTTGTTCTAATTCAGTTGTTCTATAAAAGTCAATGCTGTGATTGAAACGTTGTACAGTCCACATATCATCAACAACTTTCTTATCAATTCTGATATCAGAGTTGTTTAACATTATTGTTAAATCTCGATATTCTACTTTACCCCTGTATTCATCTAGTTCTTTGGGGAGAACTCCGTACTCAACTAAAATATATGTTTTTACATCTTGGATTGTTTTAAACGACATGATCTATTACCTCTTAATAGTGTATTTATTATAACTCAATCTTCTTTTCCTGTATTTCTTTTCTGCGTTCAATGATAAGGTCCTTCATATCATTGAGTGCTTGTCTTGCACGAACAGCACTAGCCTTTACACCGTTAACTTCAAACTTTTCATGTTCTTGAAGGTAAATGGCAAATGCTAGTTTTAACCGTTCGTGGATGTCACTCACCTAAAACGACCTCACAAAGCTCTTTCCAATTACGAACACGAATAACTGCTGGATTGGTGTAATCACGATTGTGCAAATGATCAATTAGGATTGGACGTAGTCCTGCACGTACCCCGGCATCGCAGTTTTCTGGTTTGTCTTCTACCCACCATAGTCCACTGTTTTTATATGCTGCAAGAGCATCATCTTTGTCAGCGCCGGTGTCAAGACAAATAAGTTCTGCCCACGGAGTTGTTCCAAAATGATTATCCAAGTTTTGTTGACGTAACTGTTTTGCAAACGGATCGAGACTCAAACTTGTAATAACATCAAACTCGTATCCGGCTTCAACCAGTCGAGCAACACCACTGCGAGCATCTCTTAGCACTGGTAAGCAGCACATCCAAGCACTGTCGTTAAACTCACGAACTAGATCATATTTGTTATCTTTAAGAAGATCATAAGCAACACCGAGATCATATGTTCCGTGTACTACTTTTGAATAGCCTTTATCATGCATCCAATTGTGGAATGAAGTTTCCCAGTCCAGCAACACACCGTCGACGTCTGTTAAGATTTTTTTCATATTATATCCTATTTGTTGTTACTAATCATAATAACACAAGTGTCAATTAGTGTCAACCTATAAACACATCGCCGCTGCCTGTAGCAGTATCTCCGCAAATTGCTGCAGCATCGCCTGCAACACATATTGCCTTGAGGCCGATTAGTACAGTTGAGTTTAATCCTGCTGGAAGTGTTTGTGCAATATGCGGGGCTGCACCGTGTGCTACGACACCGTCGCCGTCAACTATTACCAACTTGCTATTGACATAAACTGTTGATTGACTAGGTACTAAGTCGCCGCCTGCTGTGTCACTATCTCTACATACTCCTGGCATTGTTTCTCCTAGATCATCTGAATTCCGCTAGTGCTGGTTATATAAGATTTTGCCATTTGAGGCTCTGTCTTAACAATAAACAACACTGCGGTTTTATTTAGTGGAATTTTTGAGTCAACAGGAACAGTGAATGCAAATGGTGCAAGACCCATGCCTTGCTGTGTTGCCATTAATGTAAGAGGTTTGCTGACAGTAATAGTTTTATCGTTTTCTTCTACAAAACGAGCAACTAATTCGTCGCCGCCTGTAGTTTTAATTGTAACAGTATCGCCAGCTTTATACGGAGTTTCAATAATCATCACAAAGTCCATCCTGTTCCGTTATAACCTGTTTCTTCTAAGTAATTACCTAGCTTATCATAGCCGCCGATATTATGTCCATTTATTTTAATTTGAGGAAAGGTCTTTGCTCCTGGAAACATCTCTAATACTTCCTCACGAGTAAAATCTTTATCAAGTTGGTAGTAATTGTATTTTAATTTTCTTGTATTGCAAAATGCCTTTGCTGACTCACAATACCCGCAGTTTACTTTTCCGTAAATTTCTATCATAAACTAAATCCTTTAAATGTGTCTACGCCCACATCTTGTTTGGTGCCGCCGCTAACATAACTAGTTATCTCTGTTTCTTGAGGTGCCACTTGAACATCCGCTCCACTGATCCATTTTTGGGTCCACGGTAATGGGTTTGCTTGTGGAACTTTATATGGACTTGTAAGACTAACATTTCCCATACGACGAGTGCAAATCCATTCAATGTATTCGTTAAGTAGTTGTGTATTAAGCCCAATCATACTGCCGTCTTTGAACAAGTACTTTGCCCATGCCTTTTCTTGATCAACTGCGTCAACAAACATCTTAATACATTCTTCTTCTGTTTCTTTTGCAATTTTTTCAAATACAGGGTCGTCTGTTTTGAGTAGTTTAAGTAGCATCTGTGTACTTGCCAAATGCAAATTTTCATCACGGGCAATCAACTTAATAATCTTAGCATTGCCTTCCATCTTCTTTAATTCAGCAAACGCCCAACTACACGCAAAACTTACATAGAAGCGAACACCTTCAAGAATGTTAACGCTCATCAGTGTAAGCCATAATAGTTTCTTAAGTTGATACAAGTCAACTACAATTTTTTTACCATTAACAGTGTGTGTACCTTCACCTAGCAAGTTATACCAACTTGCTGTTTTGATTAGGTCATCGTAGTATTTGCTAATATCGCCTGCGCAATCTACAATTTCTTCAATGTCCATCATCTCGTCAAAGATTTTACTAGGATTGCTATAAATGTTACGAATAATGTGTGTATAACTACGACTGTGAATTGTTTCACTAAAAGTCCAAGTTAGAATCCAATTTTCAATTTCTGGTAAACTAACAATAGGACTAAATGCTTCTACTGGCGCACGACCTTGTACACTGTCTAGTAGGATTTGACGCTTTAGGTTGCTTGTAAAGATATGTTTCTCGTGATCAGTTAGACCCTTAAAGTCTTTAGCATCTTTGTAAATATCAACTTCTTCAGGACGCCAAAAAAATCCTAGCTGTTTGTCTGTAAGTTGATCAAACTGCTTATACTTTAATGTATCGTATCGCTGAATAGTAGGGCCGCCACTTGGATCTAGAAATGCCATTACTTGTGTGTGGTTACTACGATTTTCTGTGTCAAATACGCTCATTATAAAGTCCTTTTTAGATTAGATTACATTAAAGTATAGGATAACACAGCTTTTGAGCTGTGTCAAGTATTATATTGTGCAGCTTTCGCAAAACTCATCTTCACTAAGTTCTGGCAAATCTTCAGTTGCCATCATCTTGCTAACATCAATCTCGCCTTGTCCGTCATTTGTGTTAAAATAGTAAAGTTGTTTGCCACCAAATTTGTAAAACATCAGCATATGTTGTAACATAGTACTCATCGGTATTTTTTCATCTTCAAAGAATATTGGATTATAACTTGTATTAACACTGATACCCTGGTCAATATACTTTTGCAATACTGCCATTATCTTCAAGTAACCTTCTGGGCTACGCTGATCCCATAGCAAGTCGTATTTGTTTTTAAGACGCTTGAACTCTGGAACAACTTGCTTTAGTACGCCGTGCTTCGATTGCTTAACACTGATCAAACTACGTGGTGGTTCAATTCCGTTTGTAGCATTTGCAATCTGTGCAGAAGTTTCACTTGGCATAAGTGCCATTAGTGTGCTGTTGCGAATACCTGTAGCTTTAAGTTGCTCACGCAACCCTGCCCAGTCCATACGTTCGACATGAGGAATAAGAGCATCTAGGTCTTTTTTGTAAGTTTGGTTAGGTGTAATACCATGTCCGTATTTGGTTTCCATGTTACCACTCGGAGCACCTTGTTCTGCTGCAAGGTCTGCACTTGCTTTAATCAAGTAGTAACTCCATGCTTCTGCCCATTTGTCAATTAATGCTAATCCATTACTGTCAATGCCTTGATAAGTTAACCCGTTTTTAGCCAGCCAGTAAGCAAAATTAATAATACCTACACCTAATGGGCGGCGTTTCTCTGTGCTAAGTTGTGCTGCTAATACAGGATATCTTTGATAACTTAGTAGTGCATCAAGACCACGCACTGCCAGACGACACACACGTTCAAAGTCTGCTGGCGTACGGATATTGCCCCAGTTAATGGCGGAAAGGGTGCAAAGGCTGATTTCACCCTCCGCATCGTTTAAATCGCTTAATGGTTTAGTTGGAAGATCAATTTCGGCACATAGATTACTTTGACGAATTGGAGCAAGCTCTGGAAGGAAACTACCGTGTTCGTTTGCGTTATCTACATTTTGTAGATAGATACGGCCGGTGTTCTTACGCTCTTCCATAAAACTACTAAACAAATCACTTGCTTTGATTGTTTTTTTACGTATTCGTGTATTGCGTTCTGCTGTTTCATACAGTTCACGGAATTTGTCTTGATCTGCAAAGAACGCTTCATACAACCCTGGTACATCTTTAGGAGAGAAAAGAGTAATGTCTCCGCCAGCGATTAATCTCTCGTACATTACTTTGTTAAACTGCACACCATAATCCATATGACGTACACGGTTTTCTTCTGTGCCTTTGTTGTTCTTCAGTACCAACAAGTCTTCTACTTCATAGTGCCATGCTGGATAATAGATAGTTGCTGCTCCGCCACGTACACCGCCTTGGCTACATGATTTAACGGCTGCTTGGAACATTTTATAGAAAGGAATAATGCCTGTATGATAAGCATCTCCACTGCGTACAGGCGAACCAATAGCACGGATCTTGCCGCCACCGATTCCAATGCCTGCTTTTTGACTAACGTATTTTACAATAGCACTTGTAGTAGCATTGATACTGTCGAGGCTATCGTCAGACTCAATAAGAACACAACTGCTAAACTGACGCTGCGGCGTTCGTACTCCAGCCATAACAGGAGTAGGCAAACTGATGTCGTGTAAACTAATAGCATCGTAATATTCCTTTACCCATTGTAATCTTGTTTCTTTTGGATATGCTTGGAACAGTGTAGCAGCAATGAGAATATAACATATTTGGGGTGTTTCAAATATCTCGCCACTAACTCTATTCTGTACTAGATACTTACCGCGGAGTTGCTCCATAGCAACGTAAGTTAAGCTCTCATCACGCTCATGCTTAATAAAACCGTTAATCTTATCCCATTCTTCGTCTGTGTAGTAAGTGATTAACTCAGGATCGTAAAACCCACGCTCGGTATTTTTTATTACAAGTTCACGAACATGAAATGGATCGAACCCATTGTAAACTTCTTTACGTAGCGCATAATTGATTAGCCTGCCGCCGACATATTGATAGTTAGGTGTTTCTTCACTGATAAGATCGGCTGCTGCTTTAATAAGGGTTTCTTGAATTTCACTTGTCTTCATACCATTGTAAAATTGTATTTGACTTTTAATTTCAACTTCGCTTGGACTGACTCCAGTAACTCCTTCACATGCATAAAAAACAACCATGTGTAATTTTTCAATATCTAATAATTCTTTAGTGCCGTTTCTTTTAGTGACTTGAGTCATTGATTTCTCTTTCTTTAGTAAAAATAATTAAAACATCTATGCTTGAATAGATATTTATTAATAGGTTTCTAATGGGTATTTCGTTTCGATTTGTAATTGTAACGAGAGAGTATTTGCCAAAATTGGTTCATTTTTGTCGCAGTCAACAACTTGATCATCAACATATAACAAATACCTCATTGTGGAATTTTCTTTATCTCGTGTAATATGTATCTCAAAATTGCTTCTAGAAAAGCGTTCAGTTAATTGTAAAGTATATGCTATACCTAATAAAACTGCAAATCTACAATAAACATTGTCATTGAGTAATGTCCAAGGATCTGGCCAAGAACTCTTATCATACGGATCAACTTGTATACGTACAAGTTTAACTTTTTTATAGAAATCTATAACCTTCTGTAGAGGGTTGTTGGATGTCTCGAGTTGCTTTCGCAACTCTACCCAGGATCTCAACCTGTCTTCATACTTTTTTTCAAACATGTATTATGCTTTTACTCTTACTGTATAATGAAAGTTATCGGTTACTACCGGAATAGTGTTAGTTACGTTTAAAACAATTGTATCAATACCAGCTGTTACACTGCCAAAGTCTTGTTGGGCTACTGTAAACGCTAATGCGTTTTGATATAATGGAGTTCCTGTGTATACAGTTTCATCTTCAATGTATACGTCAGGCACTGCTATATTAGAAATAATCTTTATTGTTCCGCTTTGTAATATATCAAAAGAAGTTTCGTTGTACACATAATCAATAGTTATTGTACCATCAACAATTGGAAATTTTAAAAGTTGTATTTCTGAAATCTGTTGTGCAATAGGGGTTTGCCCACTGTGCTTAATTTCGTAATTTGCTCTTCCTAGAATTTCAGGAACATATTCTAGATTAAAATTAGCATCGCTAGAACGGTTTGGCATGTAATTTTTTGTTCTTTCAAACAAATCATTATCACTAACATTTGTAGTTGTTGTAAATTCAATGCAAGAAGTTACAGAAATTGAGAATTCAGAATTGTCGTTGCCTACATCTAAATACTTGTTATCTTTACTTACGTTGTAATCTCCAAGACTTATAATAAACCCTTGTTTATCAATGCTGTCAAAAATACAATTCTCAACAGTGTTGTATGAAGGTCCAATTAATTGGCCAGGTTCAGCAAGTCCTGTGCCTGCGCCGTCTGTTCCAAATGCAATGCCGTATCTCATTTTATTAAAATATATGTTTCCAAAAGTGTTGTGTGTTATATCATAATCACTATACACTCCGGTGTTCAGGCTGTCAAGTTCTATTTCATCAAAAATATTGTGTTGACAAGTAATTGCATTACTGTACGATCTCATTAAAATACCAATATGAGGGAAATTGTTTTCTCCAAACTCCCATATACCTTTTATACGTAGATCTTTAAAAGTACTGTTTGTGCAAGAGTATAAGTCAATTGCGCCGTATAATGCAGAATCAACTGTAAGTGTCATTCCTGAAATTTCAATGTATTTTGGCTGATTATTAGTAGTAATTCCTTCAGCAGATGCTGCTGGATTGTAGTGTCTAGTTTGGAAAATAATATTAGAACTAGATGTAATTCTTGTTTTCTCTTTGCCTGCGCCGCGTAACGTAGCATACGGAGGTACTAGTATAATATCGTTAATTTCATAATTTCCTTGTGGAAAATATAAAACTACACGATTTTCTTGATTTAAAAATAATTTGTCTATTGCACTTTGTATTGCTGCTGTCTGTGCAGTAGGAGTAAGTGCGTAGGACCATCCAAAAGATTCAATACTAACAACTTCGTCTAAACGTTCTTGCAAACTTCTAGTTGGTGGAGCATCAACTCCCCATAAGTTATCTGTAGGTTTATAACTGTATACTTCAGCAAAGTCAAAAATATTGTCAGTTTCTGTAAGTATTCTTGTATTACCGACAGTCGGAGCGCCTTCGCTTGTTGACCCGTTGCCTATGTATAATTGTTGTGTATCTAACGCCCACCCTAATTCACCGGATGCTAATTGAGGCATACCAGTTCCGGCAAGTTTGCGCCCTCTTCTATGTTGAATCCTTGAGATTTGTACAATAGCCACGATGTTCTCCTAATAACTTTTTAGTATTTATCTAACCATTAGGCAAATTTTTCGTAATAAGTGTAAACTCGTTTCCACCACTCAGCTTCCCACTCTGCAAACTCATTTGGCCACAAATCAAATTGCTGGTACTCGCCAGCTCGACTGCACATAAAGATATGCCCTTCACGTATGTCTGTGCCATGTACTTCGTTATGAGCAATAGCGTAGGCAGTAAGTTGTAGGTAATAGTCTTCAACCCACTCTAGTTTCTTGGGTTTATTCGTTTGCTTAAAATCAAGAATTGCTGGATTGCCTTTGTACTGCCCAACAACGTCAGTTGTGCCGGCATAGATACCCGGGACATAAAGCGGAACTTCAACTCCCCAGATTTCGTCTACGTGTACCATAGCAGTATCTTTGATTGTTGTTGCCATCATGTGTGCTTGTTGAGCATACGGATTGCTACCAGGATCAGGCCATTCACTTGTAAGGCAAAAATCTTCGAGATACTTGTGCATCCTTGTTCCTACGCCACTTGCTTCAGTTACAATCTCTTGTGCTTTAGCTTCGCCTACACGCTTTTTCCAAGCAATGAGATGCGACATGTCTTTAGTACCACTGAGAATAGTAGTTACACTTGCTACAGGAGCGTGACCAGGTGCTGCGTAACGGCGCTTGCCATCCACTTCAACACGCTGTAATTTTTCATATGTATATTTAGATTTAATTAATGTCATAGTTTATTATAACATTAAAGTCCTTTTAAGTCAACTGCTCTTTTTGCCATTTGTGAAACAGTATTCTTCTTTTTTCTTTTTGTTAATTTTAAATCATCCATTTCACTTGTTTTAAGTGTAATGCTGTCTTTATCAAAGTCTTTGACTAAAGATTTAATTTTATTATCGCTGTCAAATGCATTTTTAAAAGTATCATAATCAAATTGTTGATTACCTACATTGCGCATATAACGATCTAATTGGGAAATATTGAATTGAGAAAAGCCCTTATCCTTTAACAGGACAAGGACCTGATACAACTTACTTGTATCTACGTTCTCACTTATTTTTTTTTTGAAAGTATTTGACCTAGTTTGCGTGAACGTTCAATTGATTCTCTTTTTGCACGACCGGCTGCATCTGCACCGCCAGTTGCTGGTTCTGATGATGCAAAATCATCTTCTGCTGGTGCATCTGGATCTAGTTCCATGTCGCCGTCTACTGTTGGTTCCATATCAGACATGTCACCCATGTCGTCATCTGCGCCCATTGCAGCTAATGGTTCAGCTTCTCCAGTTAACATGCCTACACCGCCTGTTAATGCACTGCGTGTTACTTCTAATGCGCCATACAGACTATCTAGGCTTGGTTTAACAGCATTAGTAAATGCATCTGCTGCAGCTTGTCCCATTTCATCACGGATAGCATCTGCTAGTTCTAGCATAGACTCTGACTGCATTTCTGCTGTGTCTTCCATCCAACCAGTAACACGGTCAACCATATCTTTAGCTGCCATTACTAGTTCTGCTTGGTCTTCGGCACCTTCTGAAATAATGCTTTCGTCTAATGATTCGTCTTCAATGTCGCCACGCTCTGAAATTGCTGCATTTAATACATCAAGCATCATCTTTGACTTTTGATATGTTTCGTTGTGTACACTATCAAAACTTTCGTTTGTTTCAACACTGAAAAGTTTAGTACGTATTTTGTTACGAACATCTTGTAACTGTTCTAATGTAAACTGTGCAAGATCAATCTTTTTACCAAAACGTGCTGACAGGCTTTCGTTTAAGGTTTTTGATGTAACTGGTTTTGTAAATTCTCTAATGTTCATTTGGAGTTATTCCTAGGTTGTTTATTAATATTATTTATCTAATGTCGTTAAGAATAAATTGATCTAGAGAATCTTTAGCATAACTAATTTTGCATTTTGCAAATTCTAGTCGAGATTCTAATGTATCTTTTCTTATTGTATCTTCGGTTTTGTTAATAATGTAAGAATAGAACCGACTATCATTCACATGTTTTTCAATTGTATTATCAAGTTTAGTAAATTTGATTATCGGTAATGATTTTAAATATGCCTTGGCTACTGCAACAGCACCAACTTTACTAAAAGTTGTTGTTATGCTTTTATTAATTTTTGTGTCTATAACTATATAACCTTGATGTTTACTAGGCCTAATCAATATATGATTAATACGTACAGTATCACCTTTTGTTTCAGGTATACTATAATCTTTAATCTTTATATCAATAAGTTTTTCTAATTCAAGTAGTGCGTGGTCAATACTTTTCATTTGGTACAAAAACTAAGTTTCCTTTATATTTGACTTTGGAAAGAAGACTTTTTCTAACCAGCGACTCTGCTACAATAATTTCTCGTTCGCTTAATGTATCACTATAACAGGGTTTAGAAATTTTGTCAAGCAATTTTTGTTCTTCATTGCTTTTGAATATTTCAAATTCTGTTATAAGATCATTCAGTTTCATATTGCTATCGATTTCTTTACGTCATCTTTTTTGAAAGTTAGTTTTTTAGGTTGTGTCGAGTCGCTGTCACCTTCGGGATTTTCAACTTCAACTTCGTCACCTTGTACTTTGGTAATTTTAAATTTTTGTGGTCCACCTGTTCCGACAGTAGGAAGTGGAATTTCTGCTCCGGGACGAATCGCCTGGTCTAATTTTTTATCTGCAGCTTGTATTTGTGTAGGATTTATTGTTTGACCTGATTGAGGAGTTCCTACTGTTTTTTGAGTTCCAGTGGTTCCAACCGTACCGATAGTACCTCTACCACTTGCCTTCATTCCTGCTTGTGCCTGGGCTAATGAGTTAGTTTTAGCAATTAATGGTATCACTTCATCAAGTTTTTGAGTTTCACTAATAAATTCTATAGATCTCATCTTTTACTTTTCCTTCTACGGGTTGGTCGCAAGTTCTTATTTAAGTTTTTAATACGTGTGCTAGTTGGACGTTTCATAGTAATTCTACGTTTTATTGCTTGAGATGCACCTTTGCTTCTACGTGTTTTCTTAAGATTAACACTTCGTTGTTGGTTGATTGCAGTTCCACAAGTACTAGGTTTAGCTACTACTCTACCAGATTTAGGACCATCTGTACAGCGATAACGTCTTACAACGCCTTTTTTACTACGCCCCCAAACTTGTTTATATCCTTCGACTATTTCTTCAACTAACATTATTTGTTCAACGCCTTTAATCTTCTACTTGCTGGATTAACTCGTTTTGTCCTTTTTGCCTTACGTGCCATTTTAGAGCCAATTCTTGCTTTGAGTCTTTTAAATCTAGCACTTTGTTTAAAGTCTAACGGTGCAAAGCATTGTGCCATTTTACTAACAACACGACCATGACGGCGGCCGCCGCTACAACGGTATTTGCGTACAACCTTACTACCATTACGACCCCAGATGAGTTTTTCAATTAACCCTTCTTCTAGGCTTTCTTCAAAGGTGGATTCACTTTGTTTATTAATCCAACGATCAGCTAGTGTTTCTCCGTGTTTTTCAATATATTTTTTAATTTTAATTGCCGCAAAAATTAAAACACCGGCTGCAGCAATTTCTATACCGTGCTCTGCTAATAATGTTGCAGCTTGTTCCCCGATTAGTTCTTTAATAGTATCCCATACTAGTTCTAGCCCTAGGTCAGATAACCATTTTAAAATTATCCCAATGCCAGTAATTTGAAGAAACTTCTTCAAAATCCATTTTAAAAGTGGCCATAAAGCTCTTTTAGCTATCCATTTTAATATCGACAATACAGCCGGTACTAGAAAAGGTACTGCTTCAGTCAACGTTTGTTCATAGACTAACATTGATCCTTCTGTTTTTGGTATTTGAGTTTGATATAATTCACGTAATAACATATAGTTATTTATCGTGTTTAATTTAGTTGTAATAGAACTACAACAATAGTTGATAGTAGTCCTGCAACAATGGTGCCTGTAGCACCTATAATAACTTTTGAAAGGCTGTTTTGCCCTGCTTTCATATCATCAGATATATTGTCGAGTTTGGTTTCTACATTAGACAGACGCTTGTCTAAGTTATCATAACGTATAGCACACAAATCAACGTGTGCTTCTAATGATTCTCTTTCTAATTTAGTAGTCGACATTTAATAACTCCATTTGTTTCGACAGGAAAAAGCCTTTTCGTATACCTATTATTAAATGCCTAAGTTGAGTACAATACTCTATTGTTATTTATCTGTTTCTATAAAAATTGTGTTTCTATAAGGCGTACCATTTGTTAAAAACGCACTGATTTCAAGTTCTATCGATTCATCTAAGTGATTGATTATTGGTACAAGATCCATATCATTCTTTAAAATTTCTAAACCTTGTTCAAAGGATTCAAACTCAAATTCTAGTGTCCATAACTTGTGTTTGCCTTTTATGTTTTTGCCAAAGCCTAAATTGTCAATTGACTTTTCTTCGATCAATGGTTCTTTTTTTATAATAGGATTATATCTTAAACTTATAGTTTGAATTGCTGTTAAGTAATTTTGGTGTTGATGTTGACGATATATATCATCACCTTTGCGGGCGTTGGTCTGTGTAATATCTACTAATGTTAATAACTCAAATCTCATACAGTATTTAAGCCATAAAAAAAAGCTCACTATAAAAGTGAGCTTTTTATGCTTAGTTAAAAACTATTAAGCAGGGCGCTGATCAAATTCAGCAATTAGCGTTGTTGTAATACCAGTTGCGCCGGTACCAAAGTTAGCAACGTAGCTGTTACGCCAGTTGTGCCTGTACCAAAGTTAACCGCCATTGTTGCTGCGCCTGTTCCTTGAATTGCTACTTGTACTGCGTCAGTTGTTCCACTTGTGAATACACCTGCTTCTGTTAGTACACTTACACCAGCAATGCTATGTGCATCGTTTGTGCCTGCAACGTCACCAGCTGCTAGATACAGAAGTGCTGCGTCTAGTTCTGATTGTGTCATGTTGCTCTTTGCAAGGTTGATGATTCGTGTACGTGGACCTAAACCGTTACCTGCTTTGTTTGTACGTGCGTTTGCACCAACGGTGGTACCGCCTATTGCTAATGAATATACGTCTGCCATTTTAATCTCCTTAATATCTAATGACTACTTCACGCTCAGTGAAGTTCTTATAATGTATTTAGTCCAGAGAACAAAAAACCTTAATTTATGGTATAAAAACGAGGTTTATTGTGCCATTAAAACAAGTTGTTTAAAACGATCCACAGTAAATTCTGGATACTTATTACCTTCTGCATTACGATCTTTGGTAGATTGTACCATATGGGCGAAAACGTCTTTCATATTTTTAGGACCAAAACTTGCGCCAAAACGTGAAAGTACATGTCCAAGTTCTGCTAGTTGATTGTAATCCATGTCATCCATTTGTTCGCCGCTGTTGATTTTTCTTCTAATTTTTTGTGCCATCGCAGTTGCTTGACGAGATTTGTTATCTAGCTCGTGATTTGGAATTTGGTATTCTGCTTCTGTAACTTCAAATATTTTCATTTTATAATTCCTTAATTGGGTGTCCAACGATGACGCGGTACTAGCTTAACTTTACTGTTTTGTGCTACATATCCTTCTCCGCCTGTTTCATCGCCAGTAGTAGCTTTAATGTCTGCTGGTGCTTGATCAAGCTGATCAATGATATGATTTTTCACAACCATTATTCTATTTACCAATTTAAATATTATATCAAGCGAACTAGAGCTAGATTTATGTAACTCGTATATCTTAACTTGTTTAGGTTGACTTACTTTACTAGTTTTAAGCCAATTAAAAAACCCTGTTGAATTTAAATTGTTTAACTGTTTACTCTTGACCATTTGGTTTACAAAAG